CATCCAGTTTTGGTCAATCCGTCTTTTATACCTTTGTATCAACGGCAACCGGCATCCCTTTGGCGAATCAAGAATATATGATCAACACGATGTGTACGAGCTTGACTTCGCTGAAGACATTGACTTACTGGATGAGAGGGAACAAGCCGAAGGAATTGAACTTGAAAGAATCAACAAAATAAACCAAGTAACAGAATCAGCATATTTCTATGAAAGGGAGTTATTCAAACTATGGTGTTCAGGAATGTCTGCAAGGGCAATCCACCGAAAGACCGATATCTCCGTTCGTGAAGTACTGCGAGTAATTAAACTAATGAAAGACCGATGCACACAGAAATAATTGGAATTGCCTGTTTGGCAATCATCATCGTAAACTTTGGCAAACCAGCCGATCTATTAAAACGCTATCTGTACGGAAGTGACTATTCCAAATGGAAGCGAATGAAACCCCTTGACTGTGCGTTTTGCTTGTCTTGGTGGTTGGGCTTGTCCTTTTTCCTATACACCTACGGTTGGGTGGGGATACTTTATGCATCCATTGCCACCGTGATTGTCGCACTCCTTGAAACAAAACTATGAGCAACATTGAATTTATACTATCACTCCAACCGTTGTATGACAACTGGAAGAAAACACAAGTATTTGCACCATCACCAGAACAAGGTGCAATCCTGAACAATGTTCACCGTGAAATCTTCGGAAGGAACTTGCCAAATTGCAGTACTTGTGTGACCGAAGCATTGCACTCACTTTTGATTTGGGCAAACCAACAACAAGAAGCCATCACCAAAGCACAACTTGCCGATGATGAGCAGAAGCCAAAGAGGAGGAGAAAGAATGAAAGCAATCCTTGAGTTTGACTTAACTGAAGAACGAGCAGAGTTTGATATGGCGGTGAACGGATATAAGTTCTCGTTGGTTGCTTACTATTTAGATCAGCACTTGAGAGGATTAATCAAGTACCCACCGGATAACCAAAGCGAGGATACCTACAAATCATTGCAAGAGACAAGAGACAAACTCCACCAACTGCTGAATGAGTATAATTTGGAAGTATGAAAAAACACACAATGCACTATCTCAATCATTTCGGTTATGACATAAGTGACTTCATCCCTTGTGAGGTGTGTGGCAAAACTGCCGTGGACATCCATCACATTGAAGCGAGAGGAATCGGAGGGAGTAAGGAAGCCGATGCGATTGAAAACCTGATGGCGTTATGTCGTGAGGATCACATCAAGTTTGGAGATAAGAAACAATACAAGGAGTGGTTGAAATCCATTCACGAACAAAGATTGTCAATGGTAAAATAACAACGAAATAACAACGAGAGCAATGGCAAATGAACAGAACTTGAAACCATTCAAAAAAGGTGGGGATGAAAGGATAAATCTGCAAGGAAGACCGCAGAAACTCATCACACAAATGAAGGAGATTGGATACACCAAATCCCAAGTTGAAGATACGATGTTATCTATGTTGTCGCTATCACGAAAAGAACTGGAGAAGATAGATCGTGGGGATGAGTACACGATAATGGAACGCACCATTGCCGGGGCATTGCTGAAAGGTCACGACAAGAACTCTCTGTTTAACTTGGAGATGTTGTTAACACGATCACAAGGCAAACCAAAAGAAACGATTGACCAAACAATAGAAAGTAAAAATTTCACAATAACACTTAATTTAGATGAAAGCAAACTGGAGAGATGAGAACATCCTACCACCTGAAGATGAACGACTTTGTGTGGTGAGTGATAACCAAGAAATCAAACACCTTGCCCGTTACATTGAGGGTTATTGGATTGATGAATTCACAGGGAACTTTGTGGAGATGTTGTACTGGATGCCCATCCCTTTACTGCCGTACGAATGACATCACAAGACAAAGCACAAGAAATCAAAGAATCGTTCAACAACTCGTTGACGGTTAAGGATTGCTCATTGGTTGCAGTTGACCAAATCATTGAGGCGTTGTCTCATAAAACTTGGGAGAATCGCAATGAGTTGATGTTCTATTTGGAGGTCAAACAAATACTGCAAGAACTATGAGAGTAATCCAATCGGGACATCTTGGTGATTTAATCTATTCACTCACGGCAACCAAGCGAGTTGCAGAGTTACACGGTGCGGTAGATTTCCACATCGGATTCCGTGAGCAGAATACTGTTTCAGGTCATCCAAGCGGAGGATACTGTATGAACTTAAACTCATACGAATACATCAAACCATTGCTTGAGCATCAGTCGTACATTAGAAAGGTTGAGATGCACTCGCATATTGATATGGGTTATGACTTTGATAAGTTCAGGCGATACGGATTGAATCTCGCTGCTGGTGATTTGAGACGGAATCACTTTCTTGTCTATCCTGAATTGATCACCGACCTTCACGAACCTTGCATTGAAGCAAGTGAACCGATTCCATACTTTGCGGACAAGATTCTTTTGAACTTCTCTGCTCGTTATCGCAATCACGACATTAACTATTTTTCATTGAAGGAACACAAGTGCGTTTTCTTTGGATACGAATCGGAATACATCGCATTCACGGAGAGATGGCAGTTGCATTGTGAACTATTGAAATGTCAGGATGCTTTGATGTTGGCAACCATTGTCGGCAGTTGCAAGGCGTTCATTGGGAATCAGTCAAGCACCTACGCAATCGCAGAGCAGATGAAGGTAAAACGATTGCTTGAGGTATGCGTACAATCACCAAATGTTATCCCTGTCAACAATGGCTTTGACTATGTAACGAATCAAGGCTTTAATTACTTACTTAATACCCTATGAAACTCTTAATACTAACAGACGGAATCAATGGTGTGGTTTACCATCGCATCTACGCACCACATTTGAGAATGCAAATAAACGGAGAAGCGGTGGTTGATGTCTGCCAATCACAAGCCGAATGGATGACGGTTGACCTTGCACCCTACGATGTGATTGTTTTCTCACGATGGCTTGGAAAACAACAGTACGATGTATTAAAACGCATCACGGATGCCGGGAAGCCTTATGTGATTGATGTGGATGACTATTGGGTACTTCCAAAATACAATCCAGCATACTGGGCTTATCGCAAAGGGATCAAGAACTCCATCAAGGATGCCATCAACTATGCGGATGCGGTATTCTGCACAACTCAAAAACTTGCCAATGAAGTGAGGACAATCAATGAGAATGTCTACATTGTGCCAAACTGCCTGGATACATCTCACAACCAATGGAAGCAACCAAAGGAGAAGAACGAGAGAGTGAAAATAGGATGGGTTGGTGGAATCACACACGAAGAGGATTTGAAACTCATTGCTGATGACATCAATTCAATGGATGTGGATTTCTACATTTGCGGTTACACTCCGAGTGATCATTGGAACAACATCGTGAAACTGATTCCAAAAGCCAACATAGTTCAAGGTACTTCGGTATTTGAATACGGTGAGGTTTACAAGCATTTTGATTTCGTACTTGCACCGCTTCAGGACAACCACTTCAACAACTGCAAATCGGAGTTGAAGATTGTGGAAGCCGCTGCCTATTCTATCCCAATTATCTGTTCAGCAGTTTACCCATACTTATACCACACGGGAAATGATGGTGTAATCTTCGCAACCCAAAACAACTGGAAGGCATCCATTGAGAAATTGATTGATGCTGGTCATTCTGTAAGACGGTCAATGGGCGAATCAAATCGCATCTATTGTGAGACATACCACAACCTTGAATTGCACAACCTAACACGATTGAGTGTTTACCAAAGTTTATGCAAATAACCTATCAAAGACCATATGTCACGAGTTACCAAAAAGACATCCTTGATTGTGATGCTCGTTTTACCATTACTGCTGCGAGTACAAAGACGGGCAAGACGGCAAGTCATATCATATGGTTATTTGAACAAGCGTTGAAGTGCAAGGACAACCAATCCGTGTGGTGGGTTGCACCAGTATACCAACAAGCGGAGATTGCATTCCGAAGAATGAAGTCACAAGTCACGGACAAGAACTTCTTTATCAGCAACGAAACCAAACTTTTGCTCACTCTTCCAACGGGTGCAAGGATAGAATTCAAATCAGGGGAGAAGCCGGACAACTTGTATGGAGATGATGTGTATGCTGCGGTGATAGATGAAGCATCTCGTATGCGTGAGGAATCGTGGTATGCGATGCGTTCAACCCTAACTGCCACACAAGGCAAGTGCAAACTGATTGGGAATGTCAAAGGAAAGAAGAATTGGTTCTACAAGTTGGGCGAAAGAGCGAGAAGCGGTGAGAGTGACTACCGATATTTCAAGATTACTGCATATGATGCGGTCAAGGAAGGGATTCTCAAACTTGAGGAGGTTGAACAAGCCAAACGAGATCTCCCACTTCACGTCTTCAACGAGTTATATTTGGCAGAACCAGCCGATGACAAGACAAACCCCTTTGGAATTGATGCCATCCGTAGTTGCTACAAGCCGGTTACCAACAAAAGTGTTGTGGCTTGGGGTGTGGATTTGGCAAAGTATTCGGATTATACGGTGATCATTGGTTTAGATGCGAATAATTGCGTATCATATGTAGACCGATTCCAAGCGGATTGGTCGCAAACATTGGCAAAGATTACGACATTGATTGGTGTGATTCCAGCATTCGTGGATTCAACTGGTGTGGGTG